GCTAGTTACTCAACAGGAACTAATATTGACTCCACAGGAACGCTTGTTTTTAACATTGTAGGCGAATCAGGAGGAACTCGATTAAACATTTTAGGTAACAACGGATCAGCCGTAACCCTAGACAACATCAGCGTCAAAGAAGTCCTCTTCGATCAACCAGACGGCACCCTAACGCTGTTCCCTCACCCAGAGAATGTCCCCCGTGTAGAGTACGATGCAGACGGTAACAGGCTGGGACTGCTGGTGGAGGAGTCTAGGACTAATCTGGTTGCTTACTCTGAAGACTTTAGTCAGTGGACGGGCTTTTCCGATCCAAACGAAATTCTTGCGCCTGATGGAACTTTAACAGCTACAAAAGTTAGAGATAATAATCAAGGGACTACCGCTACTGTAACAATAAACGAACCTGTTACCGTAAGCACATCTACTACTTACACCTATTCAGTATTTGGGAAAAAAGGACAGCTAAACTGGATGGCTTTAGGTGTTATCAATTTTACCACACCATCAAACGCCAGAGTGTGGTTTGATCTTGACAATGGGGTAGTTGGAACAGAAGGGCCTGCACTGTCTGGCGCTATTGAAGAGTTTCCTAACGGCTGGTATAGATGCTCTGTAACATTTACAACAGATGCGGCTGACACTTTTGGACAGTTATACATTTATGTATGTGAAGATGACGGCGAATTTGCCAATACGAATAGAGATGGCACTTCAGATATTTACGTCTGGGGCGCTCAACTCGAAGCAGGTAGCTTCCCCACCAGTTACATAAAGAGTAATTCAGGCAGTACCACAACGCGCTCTGCTGATGTGGCTAGTATCCCTGTGGCTGACTTTGGGTATAACCAGAGTGAGGGGACTGTTGTAGTTGAGGCTAAAACTTTCTCTAATGCTGAGGCCAACCACGGAGACTTTGCGCTTACTGATAGTGGTACTTCTGCTGACTTAAGTTCAGGCTCGAGAACAGGATCGTCAGTAGCCGGTAGTTACTCGACTTGGTACAGAACAGCAGGAACCACTCAAGCAAACTTAGTGAGAACTTCAGCGGTTGAGGATAATGTCTTTTATAAGGCTGGTTTCTGCTACAAGGCAAACGACTTTGCACAGAGCGTAGACGGAGGATCAATATTGTCTGATTCTTCTGGAACGGTTCCATCAAGAAACTCTGTTGTACTAATAGGCGACAACTATTACGGCAAGCTAAACGGACACATCAAGTCCATCAAGTATTTCCCCAGACGACTCACGAACGCCCAGCTCGTTGACTTAACATCATAGGAATTAGACATGACAGAAGAAGTAATCGAAGAAGTAATTGACGCGCCAAAAGTAGACTTCTATCTACGTCTAAGCGCTGAGTCAGATATGCCTACTGTATTGTCTGCGTTCTACCGACAGGACTACGTAACTAACGTGGACGAGGAAGGCGTAGAAACGCAGGTAGAGGACGGTGATCCCTACATGGTGACTCATAGCCATGACTACGCTATCGACGTTGTAGGGACGCTACATGAGCCTACAGGCACTATGCTGACTGACGACGAGGGTAACGAGTACCCTGAGATGGCACCGATGGCAGGCTGGCACGTTAACATCCGTCTCGTGGGAGATGCTGTACGTGAGACTGTAGAGGCGCTGGACGAGACACACGGGGTTACACCTGAACAACCTATGAGAGTTTGGTTATGAGTAATTACACTAAGTCGACAGACTTTGCTGTTAAAGATACTTTAAACAGTGGCGATGCCGGTAAAGTAATTCGTGGCTCTGAGTTTGAAACTGAATTTGACGAGATTGCTACAGCTATTGGAACAAAGGCTGACACCGCAGGGCCAACATTCACAGGCACAGTAACGATTCCCGTCATTAACCTGGGGGGTACAACTGTTACCTCTACTGCGGCAGAGCTTAATTTGCTTGATGGCGTTACGGCATCTACAGCGGAACTCAATCTGCTTGACGGAGTGACTGCTACTACTGCTGAGTTTAATATTCTTGATGGAGTTACATCGACAGCCTCTGAGCTTAATCTTGTTGATGGCTCTAGTGCTGGAGTTGTAGTTAACGACAAAGCCGTAGTGTATAGCAATGCTGGTCAGGTTAAGGCAACTACGCTGTCTATTGGTGATTGGGTAATTAAAGTTGATACTAACGAGCTAGTGTTTGAGTACAACAGTACGGAAGTATTTAAGGTAGGTACTAACGGCGCTATTACTTCTGCCGATAATGTCACAGCCTTTGGGACTATCTAATGGCCTTACAAAGTAGCGGTGCAATTAGTCTTGATGATATCCACGTAGAAGCAGGAGGTACTACAGGTACGCTTGCGTCTATTAATGACTCTGACATTAGAGGTTTAATCAATAAGACTGCTGATACTACTATGGCCTTTAACGAGTGGTACGACGCTAGTGCTGGTACAGTTATTACTGTTACCCAAGGCATTAAGAGTTTAGCGCAAGCAACCTATTATGGTTTCGAGGACGGTACACCTACAGGTTCAGTATCTCCAACCACTGTAAATGGAAATACTATAACAGGCATGACTATAAAGTCTGTTTATCGAACATCTTCAAGTTCTGGTACGTCTTTTACAATTGACGTTAGTTATGGGATTTCCAACGCAATAGGCGCAGACGAGTTTACAAGTTTTTCATTTATAGCAAACGGTACGCTTACAACTCTTTCAACGTCAGAAGCTAGCACATCAACGATAGGCGGGGGTTATATACGTAGATGGGTATGGTCAGCTTCTAATGGTTTGGACAGTACTGAAATAGCAAACATAAATGCTGAATGGGATGGCTCAGGCGATGTAGAGGTAACCTTTAGACCATGAGAACACTTATATACGACACTCCTTTAGCAGATGCTATACACCTTGAAGGCACAATAGAATCTGAAGCTATTACGCAAGATACACCCGTACCGTTTCGAGTGCCCATTATACGCGTTGATGGTGTCATTAATATGGATGCAACCGTAGCGTTAGTACATGAAATGGAAGATCGGATAGATCAAGAGATAGCTGAGGGTTTAATAATTGGTCGAGTACCTGTCTAATGATCGACCCTGTAACCGCTATTGCTGGGGCAACCAAAGCCTTTGCTATGGTGCAGGGGATGGTTCAGGCTGGGCGATCAGTAGAAGACACTATGGGGCAGATTGCTTCTTGGTACGGACATGCTAGTGATGTTCTATATCAAGAGCAGAAAGCAAACAAAGTATCACCGTTTAGAAAAGTAGTTTTTAGTAAGAGTGTAGAGGCCGAAGCAATAAAAGCCTTTGCACGAAAGAAGAAGATACAAGAGCAACAGCGAGAGATTTTGTTAATGATTCGCTACGCTTACGGGGATGATGGCTTGCGAGAGTTTCGTGAGTTAAAAAGAAAGATAGTACAAGAAAGGCAGGATACTATTTACAGACAGCAAGAACTAAAAGAAAACATGCTTTTAAGTTTATTTGCTGTGGTACTTTCAGTAATTAGTTTTGGTTTACTTTCAGCAGTGGTAAGGGAAATTAAAGGATGAGCAGAGCAGAAGAGTTATTAGCGAGACTTGAAGGGCATGAAAAGGAGTGCCTTGTTCGCTATGAAATGATTCAAAGACAGCTTGATACAGCAACCAAAGACATTGCTAGCAACCGTCAGGCTGTTTATGCGCTATATCCTTTTATTCTTGGTGCCTTGGTATTTGTTGAGTACATACGATGATGCAAGCTTTGATTGGCCCTGTAGCAGATCTTATTGGCGGACACCTCAAGCGTAAGTCAGAGGAAAAGAAAGCCGTCCATGAAGCCAAGATGGTTTCTATACAACAAGATGGCAACTGGGAAAACATCCATGCTAACAACGCAAGCAGTTCGTGGAAAGATGAGTGGTTTACTATTTTGTTTTCGGTGCCATGTGTCTTGGCATTTTTCCCTGAAATGGTTCCTGTAGTTATGTCGGGGTTTGAAGCATTGGATGCTATGCCTGAGTGGTACAAAGGTTTTTTGGGTGCGGCAGTAGCGGCGTCCTTTGGCCTGCGTGGCCTGGCTAACTGGAGAAAGTGATGTCTGTTTCGCGCGGTTATGATGCACCAATAAATGAGCGAGATTTGCTTGGTGATGGCGGCGGTGGCTTAGGTAGTTTTATGTTTAACTATGGACCTAGCGGCGCTCCAAGCAATGCACCCCCTACCGCATTTGAAAGAGGCATTACTCGAGCAGATCCCAGTGAGTTCGGTATGCTTGCTAGTCTTAGCAACGATGAAATGCCTCCGCCCGGAGAAGATCAAAGACCGTCAGATACGTTCGGTGGTGAAGACAGCCCATTCGACATTATTATGCGAACAATTGTTGGCGAAATAGGAAATCCGGAAGATATAAGCCCGCAAGTAGTAGCTGTGCTTAATGGTTTTCTTGACGGCTCAAGCTCGGTTGAACTCGAAGAAGTAGGCAGGGAAATAATTGAGGCTGGCGGCTTTGAGGAATGGTTGGCTACCCAAGATATTGTGCTTGGAGATCCGGGCGGTATAGAAGATACAACCCAATCGTCAACGGAAATTATTTTTGATGAGAATGGAAACCCTGTTGAAATAATTATCGACCCAACACTAATTACTCTTCCACCTATTTTAGGGGCTCCGGAAACTCCTACTACAACTGAGCCTGCTGGTGGTGGTGGCTCTAGTGAAGGAGACCCTTCAGAAGAAGACGTAGATGAAGCAATAAGGCAGTTAGAAGAGTATGGCGACATAGCCGATGACGCTGGTTACAACCCTCCCTCCATGCCTGATGACGGAGTTATAGGCATCCCTGATTATTTTATTGTTGATGAAGACGGAAACGTAAGGGTTATGGGAGATGAAGGCCGCATCGTCCCTCCCGATCGTGTACCTGATCACGTTGATGTCGACACGCCCGGAACTTATCCGGAAAGTGGATATGTGCGTGACGATCAAGCTGAACCAGCCACAAGCCCTGCGCCATCGGGTCCCAATATTGTTATAGCGCCTTCTGGCGGTGGTGGCGCTGGTGGCGGTGGTGGCGGCGGTGGAGAGCCTACAGGCGGAACTGGCGGCGGTACTGGTACAGGAGCAGGTTCTGGCTCAGGCTCAGGATCCGGCTCAGGATCTGGAGCAGGCACTGGCGGCGGTCAAGCAAGTGGAATGTTTGATCCTAAATTTAGACCTTATATGGCAAGTGTAAATTATCAGCCTGTAGCAATGCCTGGCTTAGTTCTTCCCGATTATGTTCAAGGCTTAAATGGATTGTTTAAGAGATTATCTAAATGAATTATCTAGACATAATGAACAGTGTACTGCGTAGATTGCGCGAAGAAGAAGTTACTACCGTATCTGAAAATACATACGCCAAGATGGCAGGTGACTTTATTAACGATGCTAAAACATTGGTTAGTCAGGCTACTGATTGGTCTGCTTTACGCGAAACGATCACAATCTCTACAACGGCTTCGGACAACACTTACTCACTAACTAACTCTGGTGACAATGTAAAAGTCATGTCAGTCTTAAACAATACTCAGAACTGCTTTATGGAGTATCAAAGCAAAGATTGGTTTAACGATGCTTTGTACATTGCAGAGGCAGTAGAGGGTGCGCCTAAGTACTTTACGTACAACGGGCTAGACAGCAACGGCGATACTCAGGTTTTAGTTGGCCCTATACCAGACGGTGTATACAGCCTTCGTTTTGATGTGGTTAAGCGTCAAGGCGATCTGACATCAAACTCAGATAAACTTTTAATTCCTAGCCAGCCTGTTGTTCACCTTGCTATAGCACTGCTTGCGCGTGAACGCGGAGAGACGGGCGGCACTTCTACAGCTGAATACTTTGCTATTGCAGACAAGTATCTATCTGATGCCATTGCTATTGATGCGGCAAAGCATCCAGAAGAGATGATCTTTAGGACTATCTAATATGGCACAAGAACTACGCAGTATTAATCTTGTAGCACCAGCGTTTAAGGGAATTAACACTGAGGATTCTCCTATTGCTCAAGATCCTTCGTTTGCGGAAATAGCGGATAACGCTGTTATCGATAAGAGGGGGCGTATTGCGGCGCGCAAAGGCCACACTGTTCTTACTACAGATAAAACGGCATTAGGCTCTGAAGCTATTCGAGATGTTCATGAGTATAGAAACACCTCTGGTGCTACTACTGTTTTGTCTGTAGGCAACAACAAGGTAATGACAGGGACGAGTACCCTTACAGATATATCGTCCTCTATTAGTATCAGCGCAAACAACTGGAAGATCGTAAACTTTAATGACAAAGCTTATTTTTTTCAGCGTGGCATACAGCCTTTGGTATATGACGGCACAGTTAGCCCCGCCACTCTTACTCAGCTAACAGGGATTACTGCGGCTCAATACGGTAATGAAGTTATATCTTCTTATGGTCGCCTTTGGACTGCAGATACAACTAGTAATAAGTCTACGGTTTACTGGTCTGATCTATTAATTGGTAATGACTGGTCTGGTGGTACTAGCGGTAGCATTAACATATCTAAGGTATGGCCTGACGGTTACGATGAGATTGTTGCTTTGGCCGCACACAACGGCCTCCTTATTATTTTTGGACAGCACAGCATTGTTGTTTATCAAGGCGCTGAAGCACCGGCAACGATGGCTTTGGTTGATACTGTAGCGGGTGTTGGGTGTGTAGATAGAGACACTATCCAACACACGGGTACTGATGTGTTGTTTTTGTCACATACTGGGCTACGTAGTTTTGGCAGAACAATACAAGAAAAGTCTATGCCCATTAGCACACTGTCTAAAACCATTACTAAAGACATTATTGAGCTAATACAAGACGAGAATACCTCTTACCGAACAGTTTATAGCCCAGAAGAAAGCTTTTACTTGCTTACTTTTGTTGGTCAAAACACAACGTATTGCTTTGATTTAAGAGGCAATTTAGAAGATGGATCTTTAAGAGCAACACGCTGGCCTAACTCTGTATTTACAGCGTATGAGCGGCTAGAAAACGGCAAGTTATATATAGGATCTACTAATGGAATTAGTGAATACAAAAGTTATTTAGATAATGGGTCGCCTTTCCGATTTAAGTATTACAGCCCAAGCCTTACGTTTGGCGATTCTTCGCGTCTTAAGTTTATCA